TGAAAGTGAAGTAGGAGAAGATGCTGAGCCTATCTTTCTCGCAAGTTCTGTAAGTTTGTCATCAATAGCGAGATTTACAGATTCTTGATTTATAGCAGTAACTGGTAGTGTGTTGTATCCAAGTGGTTTTGTAGCAATTCTTGAACTGCTGATATTTTTATTATCTACCTGTCTACCATTACCATAAAATGTAGTATCAAAGTATTCTCCATTTGATGAATTTACTACTCTGAAAGTAATAGGAAGTTCTACAAGTGATTGAATATCTTGAAAAACTGGAAGTTCTGTAACAAGTACAGTAGATCCAGATTTAATAGGTGTACGAACAGTATGAGAATTTAAAGGTACAGAAATATGGTCTACTATACCGACAGCTGAAAAATCCAAGACTTGGGTAACTCCAGAATCTGATTTTATACAGACTTTATTTTCTTTATTTACATATACATATGCATGTCCCAAGAGTGGAGTGGATATTGTAGATTCATCTTGTACCAATGGTAAAAGAATTGAAGACATAAGAATTTAAATTTACATGTATGTACTTTATCTTTTTCCTAAGATATGGGACATTAGAGAGGATTGAACCTTTTTATCAGAAAGTGTGGATTTAAGTACATTTTTTGCAAATCCACCGATTTTAGAAAGTACAGTCTCTTTATGTTTAGTGGTATTGGTCTGCATATATGAGAGTAAGGTAGTATACTCAGAGTCAAGTTGGTTTTTTTTATCTGCTCCCATGTTAGATGCTCTGATATTAATTTCTGCTATGATAGAAGAATATGAATGAGATGGAGAAGAATGAGAAGATTTTCTACCAAGTAGTCCACCACTGGCTTGTCTGATTACACCTTTTACGAGAGAAGTAGTTCTCCTGGGTTCAAGTTCTTCAAAGAAGACATTTTTATATTCAAGTGAATGAGTCTTTGAAAGATCTGCTTTCTGACCTTGCTGTTTAATCTTATTTTTAACAGTATCTTTAAGTAAGGCTTTACCTTGCTTTATAGCAGTTTTAAGTAAAGATTTACCAAGAGTATTCATTATCTTTCCAAATCTGGTTTTAGCATTTCCCCCAGAAAGAATAGATGAAAATTCTTGGTTTGTTGTAGTTTCTTTTATAAGAGATTCAAGATTTAGAACAGAAAGAGTAGAAGAATCTTTAAATCTTGATGGTACAATTTTAAGTTCTACTTCATTTACTTTTGGAGTTGTGTTATCAATTTGATCAGAAAATACTCCTTCAAGTTTTAGAGTACAATCCATGAAAGTAAATTTATATGCAGAAAGAATAGGTGTTATAGGTGTAGTAGCATCAGTACCTGGGGCTTGTACACTGCTTGAAAAATCAAGAAGTTCTTCTTTAAGTGTAGTTTCTTTTCTATTTGCAAATTCATCATTATCTGGGATATAAGTACTATATTTTCCAACTTCATAAACAAAGATATCTACAGAGAACTTAGAAAGATTATCTGGAAGTACTTGTCTATGATAGATGTGATCATATGTGATATATTGATAGAGATCGATAAGTAATCCAAGTTTAAGATCTACCGTATCCCAATATTTACATGTAAGTACAGCCTCTTCATCTGTAGGAGAAGCAAAATTAAGTCTGGAACTTCTATTCCATACAGTAGAAAGACCTGTAACACCTTGCAAAAGATATGGAGTTGTATTAAGGAAATTTAAGTGATAAACTAAATTTTTAAGTGCCTCTGCTCTATCATGTTCTCCAATCTGTATAAGATAGTGATATGCACTACCTCCACTACCAAGAAGTGAAGAATCTGGATTCTCTTCTTGTAAATTGAAAAGTGGAGAATTGTTACCAAATTTAAAAAGAACATCCACACCAAGTGTACTTGGATCTTGAATTAAGTATCCAGATTTTGAACCTATTTCGAAGTTCCTATACTTATTCTTTGTAAGTGTAACTGGATCTATTTGGCTTTCCTGTGGAGAATTTGTATCCGATCCAAGAGGTAATGTACTTGTTACAGTACCCCTCAGAAGAGAAGAATATTTCTCAGAGTTCGAAACTTTATTCATATTTACAGGAAGTAGCATAAAGAAAAGGTATTTTAATGTTATGAATATGTATCTGTTCTTTGTGGGTAGTTATAAAATTTGTAGAATACAGAAAAGATGACAACAGTTACAATAAATCATTCTACATTTCCATTTCTTCCTGGTCAAGTTTTTAACTTTACAGAACCTATTACTGTACTTGTTGGAGATATAGGAGTAGGTAAAAGTACAATGCTTAAACTTATAGCAACAGAAGATCCTGCTGTCCTTATAAACAGAACATGTAAAAATATCATTTGGTGGGATAGTGAACTTGGAAATCCAAGAACAAGAAACTATGAAATACTGGACTATTTCTTACAATATGTGAACAATATAGAAATTTCACATGAAGAAAAGCTTAAAATTGGAAAGATAGTTAAAGATTTTCTTGTCTTAAACAGTGAAGAAAGTACTCTAACTTGTAGTCATGGAGAAAAACTTTTCCCTATTCTTGAAAGTATAAAAAGTCACTCGGGTAGTCTTATTCTTCTTGATGAGCCAGATTCTGGACTTTCTATAAAGAAAGTAGAAGAATTTGTAAAAATTATAAGAAGTACACTTGAGCATAATACAGAGTACATTATTGCTACACATTCTCCTGTTCTTATTTCACAGGTAAGTAAAGTATTCAATATGGAGACTGGAAGTTATGAAGACTCAAAATATTATTTAGAAAGAACATGGAACAGATAACAGTTTATACAGATGGTGGTTGTACTCATAACCCGGGAATAGGTGGTTATGGTATTGTAATTCTTAGAAAAGATAAAAATCCAATTCTTATAAGTAAAGGATTTGAGCATACCACAAATAACAGAATGGAACTTATGGCTGTTATAGAGACCATGAAAATATTCAAAGATAAAGATGTAAAAGTAGAAATTTTTACAGACAGCAAATATATTACAGACAGTGTAAATCTGGGTTGGATATACAAATGGAGAAGTAAAAATTTTGAAGGTACTAAAAATCCAGATCTATGGAGAAAACTTCTTGGTGTTCTTACAAATAAAATTACCCTGTCTTGGGTAAAAGGTCACTCTGGAAATGTATACAATGAGATGGCTGATAAACTATCTAAAGAAGCCAGATCTAAAGTAGTAGAAAAAGACATAGAATTCTTAAAGATAGAAGCAGAAAGTGAAAAACCTAAGGTAAAAAATAAAAAATCTAATTCTGATACTCTCTTTTAAGGTGTTGTATTTACAGTAGATGAAAGAATAGAACTTTCTGCACTTTGTACCATTTGTGAAAATGTTCCATTTGATATAGGAAATTTACTTTGATCAATAGCAGTTGCCATTGCTTTAAGAAGTAACATCAGAGGTTCTCCATTTACAGCAGAATATATCGGATTTGCACCTACATCAGTTGTACTACCATTGACATGGACATAATTACTGTTTGAAGTAATTGTATTCGGTGTAGAAATATTTACAGCATTAGTACTGGTAACAGAAATAGTATCTCCTGCAAGTTCTATGGTAGAAGAAGATCCAGAATGATTAATTACAATATTTCCATTTGGTTTAATATTTAAGATAGATGTCCCATGATCTATCATAAGTCCAGTACCTTTAGCAAAGTAGATTTTAATACTACCTGTTGTATCATAAAGAAGTGAATGGAAACCCTCGTAATCTTTCTTCATTTCATCTATCATATCTTCTGCAAGTTCTTCTATGGAAGTATAAACAGGATGGTAAATGGAATCCGTAGGAAATTTAACCTTTACTATTTGATCCTTTTTAGGAATAGAAATCTGTCCTCCTCCTTTATTTCCAAAAGTAATAGGTACTTCTGGATATGCCCAGGGAAGATCTTCAACTGGGATATCTTCAAGTTTAGTAGTTCCAAAGATTCCATATACAAGTATTTTACATCTTCCCTTATGAAGAGGATCATTTATATCGAGTATTTTTCCTAAATATTCCATTTAAAAGATTTTATTTAAGTTCCCAAGTTCCCTGCGTAAGTACTGTATCTGCTACCGATGGACTTTTAGATACAATGTAAAATTTGTGATTTGTAGCAGAAGAAAGTGAAGATGATACATTCTCTGGAATAGAGAAAAGAAGTTCTCCAGATGTTCTTGATATTCCAGAAAGTTTAGATTCTGGAATGAATACCTTTTTGTCATCTGCTCCAAAGAACACCATATAATAATTGTTTATAGAATCCAGTTCCACAGGTTTAATCATGTTATCTTGCTTACTTACAAGAGTAAATTTGTGATTGGTAGTAAATCCTGGATTTATAATTATATGACTTTCTTCTTTAGTAAGTGTATCTATAACATTTACATTGATGTAGATTGGAGTAATTACAGAACCTGGCTTCTCAGTAGGTTTTTGGGAGAGATTTACAGAAGTAGTTTCACTCTTAGGTAGGTAAAGTTTATGAGAATAAACATCCCCAGAGAGTCTAAGAGTAGTAGATGTATTTTTAAAGTTTCCTATCTTCTCTGTTGTAAGTGATGCTGATTTTACAATAGAATGTCCAGTTTTTGTATTTAGAATATTCATTGTATAATCCACAGATATTGCACGGAGTACATCAGGATATTCAAGTATAGGTTTAAATTTAAAGTTTTTATGAAAATTAGATGTTTGAAGTGTAGTTACAGAAGAAGTAAGTACATTTTCTCCATCTGTATGTTCATAAACATTTAAGGTATGTGTAATCATTAGATTTACTCCCGTACCCATTATTTCATAAATATAATCTTCAAAAGAATAATCTGGAAGTGTAGTATTTCCAAAGTATTCAAAGTATCCATTTTTCTCTATAAGATTTGCAGTAACCGAACTTACTGGTTCTATATCAGAAAGTACAACAGATTTTGTATCTCCAATTTCATAGGAAACTCCTGTATTTGCTGGAGAAATAACTTCTTTTGTAATAGTACTTATAGAAATGTAAATATTTCTTTCAAGTGTACCAAGTGAAAGATCCTGTGTGTATGGCATACTTCCTGTACTTACATAGACAGGAGCAGGTACTCTTATTTCCAGATATGAATCATAGACAACCTCACTGATTATTATAGGAGTTTTTGGATATCTGATCAGTGAATAATCTTCTTTTGTAAATTTAAAGTGGCAAAGTTTGAATTTGCTGTCATTTTCATTTTTAAGTGCTACTTCAAGCAAGAATCCTTTTATATCTTCTGTAAAAGTATATCCACTTTTCAGGTAAAGTCTCACAGTATTCATGGGAATAGTGGTACTTCTTAGAAATGAATATTTGTTTACGAGTAAGGTGTTTGAATGTTCAGATTCAAGACTTCCGATAGATCTTCCAGCAAATCTTGGTGTTGTACCTACTTGAATTACACTATGTTCAAGATCTACATTGTTACCTGTTTTATTTGTGTTTTCAATTATTTGTGTAAAGTTGTCATCTGCAGATCTTACGACAGAGTAATCAAATTCAGAAGATAAAGAAACACCACTTGAATAATTATATTCAAGAAGTAGGAAATCAGTAATAGCAAGTCTTGAACTGGTCATATCTTAGAAAGTATTTAAAAATGTTATTTACCTTTTCTTAGAGTCCCATATAAGGTTTAGCAGTACTACACCACTTATTTAAAAATTCTACATGTGGTGGATTTCCAAGTCCAAGTCTCTCTTGTATAGGTAAATCATCTATGTTATATGGAGTTTTAGAACTTACTTCTGGATTTACATCTATTCCTCCAAAGATGGGAAGTGAAAAACTCTTACTTGTTGTTTTAGTTTTTATAAGTTGTTTACTTCCTTTAAAGAGTGTAGTAAGTTCACTATCAGAGTCTCCAAGTGGAAAGAATTTTAAGGTATAAAGAACTGGGAAGACTACAATACCATTAATAGTTAGCCAGAGAACAAAGATACAAACAGGTGTAGGAATACAAACCAGTGGAATCCACACAATTGGTAGTTTTATTCTTTTAATTCCTATGATAAGTCCAACTGTCCAATACTTAGGTTGTAAAGCAATAGTATTAAGTCCAATAGAGAATTGTACCCAATATGGAAGTCTTGATATATCAGAAGAAGAATAAGATGAAAGTCCAAGATTTGAGTAGTTTGGTTTAATATCTGGAAGACTTGGAGTGTCTGGAAATTCTGGAATAACTCCACACATAGGTATTTTCTTTATTCTTTTTAAAAGATCTTCTTTTACCTTATCTGGATTTAGAGTATCAAATGTAATATCCAGTCTTTGCAGAAATGTTTGAATTTTTAAGTATTCTTCATTTAAATTTAAGTATCCAGGATCATGATAATCATATGAAGAATACTCAGATACTCTACTTGGAATATACTTAAGTTCAAAAGTTATCAGATTTTCTATGTTCTTGGAAAGATTTTCTACGCCCTGTACAGAATGTATTAAGTTATACATTTGATTTTTTGCCTGTACTTGTCTACCTCTTATATCTTGAACAAGTCTGGATTGTACAAGTGTAGCATCTCTATCTCTATAAATGATTTCTATTTTACCCTGCTCTATATCACTAATTACATGAAGAATAGAATCTTTAAAGATTTTACCAACCTGAGAGATAGAAATTGGCATTTTATCTCTAAAAAGATTAAAATTTACCCTCTCTTTTCTGGTATAAATCAGATATAGAAGTATTTTATAATAAGAATTTAAGAAATGAGCATATTCATTTTCTATATTCTGTAAAAAATTTACGCAGACATTTGTATTCTGCTTTACAAATTCCACCTCTTTAAGGATATCATCAGAGTAAGAAAGTGTACAGGATTTATCCTTGTCAGAAAGAGTACCCAGAAGTTCAGGAGATATATTTTCTTTGATATCTTTAGGTAAAGATGGACTTTTAGTTTTAAGTTTTTCTTCAAGTGAAAGAAGTGACCTCTCTCTTTCTTTTATAGAAGTGTCTAAGTTACTTATTGGTACATCTGGGGTACAAAAATCTGGAAGAACCTGTGGAGGGTGCATAGTTGCACATCTCATAGATGGTAGTTCTTTTTCATTTTGTTTCTTATTTCTAAGTTCCTGAAGTTCTCTAAGTAAGTTTTCTGTATAATCCATTAGTAACAAGGTAAATATCTGAAATATGTACCTTATGGCTGGAAGTTTTGAAGATATAGCACCAATAAAGAATAGAAAAGATAAACTTAAAAATCAGAGATATGATTACGAGGGTAAAATACTTCTTAAAACTGTAAGTAATGTACTTCTTGGTAATCATTTTATAGTAGGACTCCTTTCAAAGATTGAATATGTAGTTCAAAATATACTTGAATCTATCAAAGGAATTGGAAACAAAATAAATTACCTGGAAGATCCTAAATAAAGCGATTCCTGGTCAACTTTGTGTAGTAAGCAACCTTATAGGTGGGCGATAACAAAGTTTTAACCAGGAATCTGTGCAATTAGAAAAATTATGGTTTATTTAAGAGGAATGATTTCCTTTATCTATCTATATTTCTCTGGAACGCAGGTATTTAAAATTTTTATATTTTCTCCATAGTTCTTACGAAGATTTTTTACTTTCATAGCAATAACACCTCCATTCATTTTTGAAATATCAGTTGTAGATGGTACTCTTTCTATTTTACCATCTTCAAGCTCTAAAAGAAATTCAGAAGTAGAACCGAGATCAAGATCCACTTCTGAACTTTCTTCT